GTCCAACACCGGCCATTCGCAACGCCTTGGCCTCTAGTTCGCTGGTCCCGACCCTGCCGACCCGCTCGAAGCGGTCGCATACCGCCGTCAGCACGTCGGTCGCAAGATCGAGGCATTGCCCTTGTGCGCCGGTATAGACGAGCTGGGCCAGCTTCTTCGATAGTTGGTTGTACGTATCCGGACTCGGCGCTTCGATCAGGGCTTCGATCATGAGGTGCAACTTGAGCGCCAGACTATTGCGCGTCGCGGCCATCATCGGGATATTGACCGCGCGCGGCCGGTGCGCCTTGTTGCGTGGCTTCTTATTGGCGGCCATTACTCAACTCCCCAAGAAATCACGAATTTGATCGCCTCTTCCACGCTCTCGACTGTTGCGACCTGGCCGCGCCAATCGCGATGGAATATCTCTTCGTCCGGCGTCAGCTTGCGGGCGGATGGTGCTTTTTTGCCGTCCTTTAGTTCGAGCAAGAGATTGCGGCCACGGTATCCGATCGCCAAATCTGGCGCCCCGTCGCCCAGCGTGTGCAAATGCAGCACGCTGCAGCCGATCTTGCGCAGCGCGGCTACGATCTTGCTTTGGTTGGCATCTACCCGGGAAAAGCGGCTCATGCTGCAATCTCCATCGTTGCCTCGATCACTTCTTGAGCCGCTTTAGCATTGATAGCGTTTCCGAAGGCGCGCAGTTTGCCCATTCGGTTGGCAACCCCATCAGCCAGCGGGAATGTTCCGGATTCAATGGGCCGCCACAATCCATCTGTGCATCCGATCCAGTCAGCATCTCGCCAGAAACCGTTAGTCGGGCCGGTTCCGTCGCTTTCACGAGTTGTACGGTCTTCGTCACAAAGCGATTGTTCCCCGCTTGATGTCCCTCCGCCGTTCGGCTCGGACAGGTCGGTGTGTGCCAGCCCGCGAGTAATACTTGCGACTTCAACGCCATTCCGCCCTGTCGGTTCTTCGGTATCTGCGGCCCGCCTATCCCATCGTTCGCTCTCGGTGTTGCCCATCCTGCCATCGCTGCCACATCCTTCAATGTCACTTGTACCTTTCGCCCGTCTGGCGTTCTTCCCGTTGCAGTCGTTCCTGGTGGCGG